TGCCAGTTTTTAGCGTTGTAAGTATTTGATATTATTAGTGTTCTGACGTTCTGACCCTCGTAACTTTACTAATGGAACTGGAACAAGGTTTTTGCGTGGTGTTGGGGATTTTGTAAGTCCTTGTTTTGTATATATAATATATATAATATAATAATAATAATAGGGGGCGAAAGGAGAGTTGTTCCAGCGTTCTGACTGTTCTGAGGATAGAGGGGAAAAAGTGGGTTGAGGTTTTGCACTCGCAAAATAATTTAAACGATCAGGTTCTTTTTTATTTCACTTTCCCAAACCCTATTTCTTGGTCAGAACGCTGGAACACTGGAACAGAATGATGTAACTGCTTGATTCTACACGGTTTTACTTGTTCCAGACTTTGTTCCAGCCATGACTTGTTCCAGAACATACTCGGCAATACATTGTCTACATGGTGAGGCACTTCAACACATGTTGAACTCTTATATAAGGGGTTTGCCCCGTAAACCTTGCAAACATGGCGCTGTGCGTTGTGTCAGCAAAGAATTCTAAAACTGATGCAAACCCTTGTTCACGCGCGCGAGGACAGATAACTGGTTTCATTTTTTGGGGACAAAAAAAGGGGAGAGAGCCTAAACCCTCCCCCCTCAAAAACAATCTAGATTACTTCTTAAATACAGCGTTGAAAGCCTGAATCGCTTTATCTAACTTAGCGACATCAGCGAATTCATCGCCTTTTGCTTTGGCATTTTTACAACGGGTTTTCATACTATCAAAAACACCCTTATCGTTATAAAGGTATTCCATGAAAGCTAGATTACCTTTGCGCTCTACCTTCTCACCTTTGCGCTCTTTCAGTATCTTATTACCTTCCGCTACTAATTTTTTGTAAGTAGTGGTTTCATACTTGTTGCAATCGGTACGAATTAAAGCAACAATGCCATGCAATACAGGGTTATGAGTTTCTTTAATCTTACCCGCCTGTTGCTGAGTAAAACTAAAAGCATAATCCACGCCAATATTAACTACCTCGGCATTTTTTGGCATTTCAATACCCTGTAATTGCATATCGCTAACCTTGAGATATTTACCCTCAATAATGCAATACTGAATAGCGGGATTTAATTCTGAGTGTTTACGCTTATAACCTTGGCGTATGCTCAAAATATCTTCGTCGCTAACATCATCAGGAAAACCCTTTACATGATCTAACGCCCATGTAGCTAACTGTTTAACAGATTGCAAAACCCCGCCATGCCTATAACCTAAATCAGCTAGGTTTTGGGGTTGATTAGAGTTACCAATTACAGCACCTTGCTCAAGGGCATTTACAAGCTTAGTTTTTGTCATAAGACAAACCTCCTGTTTATGGGTAGAAACAAAATGTTTCTTTGAACCCATGGCTAAATTATCTCTTTATTGACACTATTTGTCAAGTTCAATGGGTGTTGAACCCTTATATATCAGGCACACACGCTCACGCAGATGCGAGCGAGGACAAATAACTGGTATCAAATCCTCCCACCGAAGTGAGAGGACTGAGTATTACCAATAAACAAAAAGCTTTGAAGGGTGGCTAGACCAAGCCCGTAATGCTTCTTTAGCTTGGCGACGCTCATACCTTACTAAGTAAGTACGTCCTGTTCTAGCTATAAACACCAATATCAAACAAACATAATTGCTCTTGCTTCATTCTCATAATTATCTCCCTGTTAAAAATGAGGGTGAAGCGCACCCTCAACGCTTACTACAGGGAAAGCTTAGTCGCAAACAATTTTGTATTCGTTTATGACTTCGGTCTTACTACCAACTACTACCTTACGGCAGGTAGGACTGTCGCTTTTGACATAAGCGCTAATCGTCACACTGAAACCATCGAAGTCGAATCGATAGTCACGGTTTAATGACTGCGCCCAGTCGCTAGACTTCGGCTCTCTAACCCCATCGAGGTTAGATAAATACCACAGTCTGCTTACTAACCTATCGTCTTTGAATGACTCAAGGTCTTCCAGAGTAACCCGAAGGTATGGCTCATGCCCGTCAACATCAAACCACATCGATGTTGATTCGGTCTGCTCTTTGCAGAGTTGTTTAGCAAGTGTGACCATCCGCTTGCGATGAACTTTAGACTTAGCCAAGTTCTTAACAAGTGCTTGACGAAACTCTACTGCTCGTTTAGTTGCACGGTCAAACTGCTGTACTGCATAGGACTTATTACTCATGTGAATCTCCCTGTTAACGGCAGGAATTACTGCCATGACTAAATTATGCATTAAATGATGGTATATGTCAAGTATTGGGGGCTTACCCCACCTACCCCCACCCCCCTAAACTGCTCAGATGGGACCCGCGCCCCCCATACCCCATAAGGAGCACAAATAACCCCACGTTTTTCCAAACACCCCCCATCTCATTTAAACAACCCTTTACCCACATTTTCTACATCATAAGTGGTGAATCTCCTCTAACAATTGGCACCAGGACGTACCTACCCCCTTCATCATCTATAACACCCTCCCCCCATACATTGCTCTAACCGAATCGGCATTAAGTACTTACAGAAACACCCCCCGTCACTTTTATTCAAGGTACTTGTTTCCTTTAATATTATTTTTAGTATAGAATTCACCCATCAAGGGTTTTACGATGACCGAGGATAGATGGAAAATATAATTATTCCTCACATAGAAGAGGACGTACTGCTTCCAGCCAACGCTACCGAAGCCTTTCCAGAACTGTCTCCAAAAGAAGAGTTAGACGCACGAGCTAGGACTATCACCTTACTTGCTGAACTTAACGGCAACCCACTTTCTCCCACTGCTGAACATGTGGCGCAAGCAACAGAAATTGCTACCCAGATGATGAATGACCCAAAAGCTAGACCTGAGTTTAAGAACTATCCTAATGAGACATTGGCTTATTTGGCAGGTATGGTGTCCCAAATGAACGTGCAACTTGTGGACGACCTAGCTGAAATGAAGATGTATGTGGTTAATAAGCTACTTTATGAGGTAGAACATGCCTCAAACACCAAAGACAGGCTTAGAGCCTTACGGGATTTGGGTGAAGTAGACGGAATTGATGCGTTTAAGAAGCGTTCTGAGGTCACAATGAAGGTGCAGAGCATCGAAGAGGTCGAAAAAGAGCTATTTGAGACGCTTTCTAGCTTAAAACACAAGGCAATTGACGTAGAAGCTAGAGAAATCAAGTCTAAAAAATGACACTTCAGCGTAAATTAACTAAAGAAGACATCGCAATACTTGAAAAAGCTGTGCCTGGTATGCCGCCAGACAAGAAAAGGCATACTTTAAAACTAATTAAGACCTATAAAACCGAAACAGTACAAGAAGATGGCAAGGAAAACTTCCTTGACTTTATCGACCATGTATATCCAGGCTATAAAGTAGGTGAACACCATGAGAAATTGGCTAGAATCTTTGAAGAAATCGCTGCAGGCAAGAAGAAACGGGTTGTTGTCAATATTGCACCGCGTCATGGCAAATCCGAACTTATCTCCTATCTTGCACCCGCATGGTTTTTGGGTAAATACCCTCATAAGAAGGTCATTATGGCTTCGCATACGGCTGATCTTGCTGTTAATTTCGGTCGTAGAGTTAGGAATTTGGTCAGTTCAGACTCTTATAAAGAGATATTTCCAGCGGTAGAACTGCAAGCCGACAGTAAATCGGCGTCTAGATGGGGGACTAATTACAATGGAGAATATTTTGCTATTGGTGTTGGCGGTGCTTTGGCTGGTCGTGGTGCAGATCTATTTATCATTGACGACCCTCACTCTGAGCAAGACGCTAAACAAAACAGAGCTGACGTTTTTCTACCAGCTTGGGAGTGGTTTCAATCTGGGCCTATTCAGCGTCTTATGCCTGGTGGGGCTATTATTGTCGTGATGACTCGCTGGTCAAAACTTGATTTGACAGGGCAAATTGTCAATCATATGGTCAAAAATGAGGATGCAGAAGACTGGGAAGTGGTGGATTTTCCTGCGATTATGCCCTCAGGTAAACCGCTTTGGCCCGAATTCTGGTCTATTGAAGAGTTACTAGCAAAGAAGGCTTCTTTAGATGTGCGGTACTGGAATGCCCAGTATTTACAACAGCCTACCTCAGAAGAAGGTGCTTTAATTAAACGGGAATGGTGGCAGATTTGGGAAAAAGATGACCCGCCAGACTGTGAATTTGTGATTATGTCTTTAGACGCAGCTCAGGAGGCAAACAATCGTGCGGATTACAATGCGCTCACAACGTGGGGGGTGTTCTTTAACGAAGAGACGAGTAACTACAACATTATCCTTCTCAATTCCATTAAAAAACGGATGGAGTTCCCAGACCTCAAAAAGCTTGTACTTGAAGAGTACAAAGAATGGGAACCAGATTCGTTTATGGTTGAAAAGAAGTCCAATGGGGCGGCTCTCTACCAAGAATTACGGCGCATGGGCGTACCAGTCGGGGAGTTCACACCTGGCAAAGGTCAAGACAAAATCTCTCGCGTTAATGCTGTATCAGATTTGTTCTCGGCAGGCATTGTCTGGGCGCCAGAGCATCGGTGGGCGAAGGAAGTAATTGAGGAGTGTAACGATTTCCCTAGCGGAGTGAATGACGATTTGGTAGACTCAACGACATTAGCCTTATTGCGTTTTAGGCAAGGTGGATTTATTCGTCTGCCCAGTGACGAACCAGAAGATGATTTTTTGTATAAATACGGCAGACGTAAAGCTGCGTATTACTAAGGATAGATTATGTCAATTGAAAAAGCCCTGTATCAAGCCCCTGTCGGACTTGACTCTATTGTTGAAGAAGAACCCATTGAGATTGAGATTGTAGACCCAGAGTCAGTCAAGATTGGGATTGACGGTATGGAGATTGAGA